AGGCTTTGATAGTAATTGCGATAATGTAATGCTGCTGCAATTTAGCCACAAAACCCTTGTTCTGGAACATCTTATTACGCAAGGCCAGAATTGGGTCATTTACAGGTAAGCCGGCCCCCGATCTCAGACCTTCATAAAACAGATCGGCATCAACCGCGTCTTTTTCTGAGAAGATGTAATGGCAGAAGGTGCCGATCGAAGGTGGTAGAACATGGATTACCTGGGCCGCAACCTTGGCGCTATGGGCCAAGCCGGGACAGTTGCTTAACAATGATTCAACCTGGTCGTTAGTAGGCATGGCAGTGTGCCTAAAACTGCCTTGCGTGTAGCGATACAACAGATTGGCCGCAGCACCAATAAACTTGCTGTAATCATAACCGCAAATATTCGCAATGTCGGCATAGCTCCTTTTGGTGCCGTTGTCCGTAGTCACGAAAGCACGGGGAGGAAGATTATAAGCGACAATGGACCTGACAGGCTGGCCGGCCAAAATAATGGCATTAAGACGGTTCTGACCATCCGTGAGATTGTGGTGAATATCAAACCCGATACCGTTGGAGTTAATAACCCAGGCACCCCGTTTAATAGCCGCAGCCGTGCTATTGATAAAGTTTTTCTTTAAAGTACGATTGCGCTTTGTATTAAAGGACAGCATTTCCTTAGCAATCTCAGGGGTGATCGTCATGATTTTGCAGTAAACATCTGCCTGCGACTTATCCGTTCCTGGCGGGTAACAGCGTCCATCATCTTTCCTAAACATGATCTTTCCTCTCCTTTTTTTAGGCGTCAAATTGACACCGTGTTTTTGAGTTCCCAGCCGGCGAAAAAGTATCTCAGGGCGTCCACCGCGTGGTGTTCCCCTTGGCCGGGTTCGTGTTTCAGGTATCCGGTCAACTCCCGGATCAGGTTCTTGCAGCGATGATGGATCAGGAGGCCGGGGAGACCGTCAGGCTGGATCTTCAGCCAGCGCCGCACCAGTTCTTGCCCCACCTCCACGCTGTAACGGGGCGCCTTGACTTCGAGGCCCAGTACTTCCGACAACACCGCTCGTTTCTCTGGGTCCGAGGGATCGCAGAAGGCGCCGGTGAGCTGGCTGTAACCGGCGGCCTGGTGCATCTGAAGAAGGATCTTGCCGTTCTCCGCGGTGGTGCGGTAGCGCTGGTAGTATTCATCCAGCACCAGGACCCGCTCTCCTTTATCGATGGGCTGAATCCACAGGCAGGCGAAGGGATTGCGGTAACCGAAGTCGACGCCCAGGTAGAGTTCTCCGTCGGGCCGGTAGGTAAACACAGCAAGGTTGCGGTTCATTTCAAGTCTCCCGGTTTCAAGTTCATCTTGCCAAGGAACCTCCCGGCCGCCTCTTTCTTGAGCAAGGCTTCGGCCTGGTGGGACAGGCTGCCGTCGGGGAAAACCACCCTGTTGGCTTTGAGCACCTGGAATCCCCGGATCGCCGCCAGGGTGCTCACCTGGGCCAGTTCCGCCCAGTCATCGAAATCAACCCTGACCTGCTCCCACACTTTCTCCAGGTCGATCTCTTGTCCCGGCGCCGGTGGAGGCGGTAGAACCTTTTTGACCCGGGGCCAGGTGGCAGCCAGGCGAAAGAGAGCCTGGTCCTGGGCCAGCAGAGCCGCCCCCAAAAAACCCTGTGGATCATCGGAGGCCCGGTACGGTAGCAACGCTTCAGCCCATCCCATGGCAGGCCTCCTGTGAGGAACCCGCTTCATCCTGGGCTTCCTCGTCTTTGAGTTGCTCCAGCCCGACCCGGGCAAGCTCCATCAGCTTGAGAAAAGCTGCGGCGGAGTTCTTGATCTGGCAGCGTTTCTTGATGCGCACGATGAGCTCGAAGAAGGCGTCATAGGTTTTTAAGTTGGCCAGGTACACCACGTCCCCGGCGAAGGCCGCGGCCGTCTCTTTCAACAGTTGGTCCAGATCCTCCAACTCTTCTGGGAGAAAGAGGAAGTTGGTCAGCTTGTAGCGCAGGCGCTGCTCGCTGATGGCCGCAAACTGGATGCCTTCGAGCGCCTTCAGGGTATCGGAGTCCAGCCCGGCGTACATGCGGGCCTGCACGTCCTGGATGCTCTCCCACAGGTCCTTCAGGATCACCAGGTCGTCCTGGCCGGCGATGGCGTTGTGGGAAAGCTGGATGGCCAGCCGCTCGTCAACTTCTTTCTCGTCTGCGATCACCAGCACCAGGACCTGATCCACCCCGGCATGACGGGCCGCCATGACCCGGTGGTTGCCGGAGAGCACCCGGAGTTTCCCGTCTTTCTCCCGGTAGCACAGGGGCAGAGAGGACAAGTTGCCGTCCTTCTTGACGTTCTCCACCAGGTTCTGGAACTGCTCCGCCTTCATGTAGCGGGCGTTCTTCTCCAGGAGCCTGAGCTCATCCGGCGCCGCCAGTTCCAGGCGGTAAGGAAACAGCCCGGCCAGCTTCTCGTTGAACAGGTTCAGGGCTTCTCGTATTTCTTCAGCCATAAGGGAATCACCTCTTTAAGATTCAAAATGCCCATCTGGGTTTCGTAGACCAGTTTGCCCGGGTCCCGCCGGGCCAGCTTGTAAAGCCCCCGGTACTTCATGGACACGGGCTTGTCGGTAAAGACCATGGTACGGCACCTGGAGATTTCCAGCAGGAACTTCTCTTCCAGCAGTTTCCGTACTTCCCTGGTCTGGGTAACCAGGACCAGGAGCTTGGCCAGGCGATTGTAGCGCCCGGAGTTGACCACGAAGTCGGCCAGCAGGTACACGTCGCCCCCACCCTGCATCCGGGAGTAGATTAAAAACCCGAAGACCTTGCCGTCCACCGCCACCACCAACGGGACCTCGCCGTCCGCCGGAATGCCCACGCCTTTGGAGAGGTAGACGTCCCGGTAGTAGTTCACCACCCGGTTAGTGGTGGGGATCAGGGTAAGCTGGGACTCCGGGGTGATCACATCGTCGTCGGACAAGCGGGTGAAGGGTACGAACTCGGCATGGCGCTGTTGCTTCAGCACTCCCCGGCGCAGGGCTTCCATATTCGAGTACACGTAAACCGGCTTCATCCGGGCTTTGCGCACCACCGCCACCATGGGCAGGCCTTCCACCACCCGGTCATCCAGGTAGAGATAATCCCGGGTCTTCATCTTCTCCAGGATGGCGGCCTTGCGTTCGGAATCGATCAACCCGTAGGTCGGCCGGTCCCAGTCGAAGATTTCCTCCAGGCGCTTAAACATCCGTTCGTAGCCCCCGGCATAGGTGGGAAGGAAAGCGATGGACACGGCCTCCTGGGGCATCTCGTCCAGGAGGTCGAAGATGTCCTTGGATGTGTAAGCCTCCAGCCTGACCTCCTTTTTGCGCTCCCGGAGCCTATTAATGGTGGCCTGGTGGAAGCCCTCGAAGTTGTTCAGGTAGTGGGCCCAGTGCCGGGCCTTGAAGACGTTATCCGCCTTCTCGTATTTCAGGGTCTCTAAGAGCACCATGACCGCGGCGGTCTTGGCCTCCACGTCGCCAAGGTAGGATTCCAGCCACTGGAAGGCTTCTTCCCTGACCCTCAGCTCGAAATCCTGCCCAGCCAGGTAGGCTCCCAGGACCGAGGAGTAAAGGGAAACATCATTCCCCCAGATCCTGGCCCTGGGGGCGTACCGGGAGAGAATCTGCTCCACCGTGAAGGCCCCGGAGCACCCCACGTAGACCTCCCGGCCATTGAAGGCATGGCCCTGGTTGCCCAACCAGCGTCGACATTCTGCGTTTATGCTACCAACGAAGCCCATATCGGTTCCTTATGGAGCGGAGAGGTGGAGTCGAACCACCAGCAACATCTGGTCGATAATGCCCTGGCCGCCAGTCCCCGCACACTATCTCCTCTCTTGTATTTCTCGCAGCCATGCAGCATGGCGTTTGAGCTTGGGATTGATCTCCTCCACCACCAGCCCCAGTTCCTTCTGCAGCCAGGCGGCCACCACCCGGCGGTGACAAAACTCTCCGGGAGCCTCCCAACAGAGAAGCAGGAAATTATCGCCACCGAGATCATTAAGAACTTGTGAAGCATCCAGCCGGTCCAAAACCTGGGCCTTATAAAGCCTGATGAACTGGGTGTTGTCCGTGAGCTTCACCAGGCTCCAGGGGGGAGCCAGGGTTTTATACCTCTTGCCCTGCCAGCCTCGGGGAATGCCCTGGGAGATGGCCACGGCTTGGGGCAGGTGCCCGGCGATCTTGAAGTTGCTGGTGAAAATCATCTCGTTTCCTTAAAACGGCACGTCATCTGCGGCGCCCTCCGCCCGCTTGTTATCCAGCATCACCATGGAGTCCATGCGGATATCGGCGGAGGTGCGGCTCACCCTGGAGTTATCCTCCCACTTCCGGTAAACCAGCTTGCCTTCCAGGTAGACCCGGCTTCCCTTGTGGAGATACTGGCTGCAAATCTCCGCCAGCTTGCCCCAGGCCACGATCCGGTGCCACTGGGTCTCTTCCCGGCGCTCCCCCGAGGTCTTGTCGGTGAACCTCTCGGTGGTGGCCAGGCTGAAGTTGGCCACCGGCTTGCCACTGGCGGTATACCTGACCTCCGGGTCACCTCCCAGGTGGCCGATCAACATCACTCGGTTCAACATTTCTCCTCCATCACGAAAGCCAGCGCACCCTGGGCGTGGCCTCGTAGGACAATCCCAGGACCATGAACCGCAGGGCGGCCAGGGCGTAGTTATAGACGGGCACCGGCCGGTCCCGGTAGGGCTTGTCCGGCTTAAACTCCGGCAGGTGCGCCCGTTGAAACTCCTTGATCAGTTCCCGGCACTGGCCGGACAACACCAGGCCCCCGGGTCTATTGCCCTTGGCGTTCTCCAGTCTTTCGGCGATCAGGTTGGCCCCGGCGTTCTCTTCATCAGTCACCGCAACCGCCCACAGCCGCTCCTTTTTCAGCCGGTCGATGAACCGGGGCTCCGAGGGATCGCAAAAGAATTTCCTGATCCCGAATTCCTTAGCCAGATCCTGGGCCACCCGGATCATCTCCGGTAGATAGACCCCACGCTTGTAGAACTCCTGGAGCAGGACCAGGTTGTCTTGCGGAGCAGGCTCATAGCTGCCCACCAGGATGACTGATGGCCGTCCCAGGCCCCACTGGACCCCGGCGTAATTTCTGGGCTCAATGCTCATAGCTTCCTCAGGCTCCGGTAGTAATCCAGGTTGCACAGCACCCAGCGGCCCGCCTGGTCCTTCTTGGCCGGGATTTTGCCCGCATTGAGCAACCGCAAGGTGGTCTGCGGATGCAGGTTCAAAAAGGCGGCAATGCCCTTGATGCCCCGGAAGAACTCCACCTTCAGGGGGTGGCCGGCGAAATCCTCGCCTTCCTTGACGGCCTTAGGATCGATAAAATTTTCTTCTTCCATCTCAAATCCTTCTCCAGGTTTGCTTGAGGTACTCCGCCAGGAGCAGCCCGGCGGCGATACCGTCGTCCTTTTGGCGGCTGAGTGGGGCCTCAGGCCACAGCCTCCGGGCCATGCCCAGCACCAGCCTCCTTTTTGCCTGTACCATTTGGGCTTTGGTCAGGGCCTGGCCCAGGTTCCCGCCGATCTCCAGGTGGAAGTGAGACTGCCAGGTCCGGGGATGGACGATCTTGACATGCGGGATCTCCCAGGCCAGGCACAGGCCCTGCCAGACCCCGAAATTCTCCACCAGGGTGGCCAGCCGGAAGGCATGTTGCCTGGTGGTGTCCTGGCGCACCTGGATACGCTCGATGGCCGCGGACTTAATCCTCTCCTGGTGAGGAAGGATCTCCTTCCAGTCTGGCCAGGGCCCGCAGGCCACGATCTCGCCCCGGCCATCCAGGATGCCCCAGCCCCCGTTCATGCCGGGATCAATACCCAGGTAGCAATCTCTCATTGGCCCGCCTCCTTCCTGGACTGCCGGTCCAACTTCTGGGTCCGCAACAGCAGCCTGATCCTGCCCAAGAATTCCTGGAGCCAATCCCAGGCGCCTACCAGCAGGAGAAAGGAGACTCCCGCAGCAATGACACCCCAGCCCGCGGCGAAGGCCAGCTTAAAGGTCTCCAGCATGAGACGCCTCCTCTGCATGGCAGGATTTCTTCCTTTCGGTGTCACACATGAAGGTGTCTCTCCGGGAGCAGGCCTTGCCTCCCAGGTGGTACCGGCAAAACAGCTCGCCAGGTGGTTCAAACAATCCCGGCTCCCTGGGTTTACATTTCGGGCACTCGACCAACTGCCCAGCCCCCAATGGTAGCCCTTGACCATGGCTTTCCTGATAGTGGCTCATAGATATAGCCCTATATATAGGGAGGCATGAGCCACCCCTAAGTAGTTGATTTTTCTTGGCTCATTTGGCCGTGAGCCAGAAAACCCGTGAGCCACCCGGAATCTTCCAAGATATTCAATAGTTGCGTGGCTCATTTGGCCGTGAGCCAAAAAATGGCTCATGAGCCAATGAGCCACTTTCGGGTTTGG